GATCTGGTGCATCCGGCTATCAGCCGCCTCGCGCAGCTCATCGACTCGGCAGAATCTGACGCGGTGAAACTCGCCGCGGTGCGCGACGTGCTCGACCGCGCGGGCTACAAGGCGCCCGAGAAACTCCAGGCCGAGCACGACATCACCATCGAGATCGTCCGCAAGTCCAGCGCGTCAGCCTTCGCGTTGAAGCCACCCAATGGTCATACGAACGGTCGAGCTGACTGAGCTCCACCCGGCCCAGGCCCAGATCAAGGCCGAACGCCGGCGTTTCAACGTGGTCGCGCTCGGCCGCCGCGCCGGCAAAAGCAAGCTGGCGCAGGAATTACTCGTCGACTGTGCGCTCGACCGCAAACCCGGTGGCTATTTCTGTCCGACGTACAAATTGCTGGACGAATTCTGGCGCGAATTGAAAGCCACGCTGGTGGAGGTGATCGCTGATAAATCCGAGCAGGAGCACCGGCTGCAGGTCCTCGGCGGCGGCGTGATCGAGTGCTGGTCCATGGACACCGGCGACCCGGCGCGCGGGCGGCGCTACGCCACCGTCGTGATCGACGAGGCGGCCATGGTGCCGCGGCTCGGCGATATCTGGGGCCAGGCGATCCGGCCCACGCTCTCGGACTTCCAGGGCGAAGCGTGGTTCATGAGCACCCCGCGCGGGTTGAATGACTTTCACACCCTGTTTGCACGCGGTCAGGACCCGCTCGAGCGCGACTGGATGTCGTGGCAGATGCCGACGAGTGTGAATCCGTTCATTGCGCCGGCGGAAGTGGAGTCCGCGCGCCACGACCTGACCGAACGCGAATACGCTCAGGAGTACGAGGCGCGGTTCCTGTCACTCGAGGGCGCCGGCGTGTTCCGCGGCGTGCGCGCGGTGACCCGACTCCAGCCGCAACCACCACGGCGTGGGCACGCGTATGTGTTCGGCATTGACTGGGGTCGCAACGAGGATTTCACCGTCATCAGCATCATCGACGCGAGTATGCGTCAGCAGGTGGCACTCGACCGGTTCACGGATATCAGTTTCGAAATTCAGACGGACCGGCTCCACATGTGGGCGCAGCAGTATCACCCGGTGCAAATCGTCGCCGAGCGGAATTCGATGGGAGGTCCGCTCGTCGAAAGATTGCAGCGCGGCTATGCGCGTGTGCTGGACTCCGCGCAGCCGCCGCTGCCGGTGGTGGGTTGGGATGCGACCAATGCGAATAAAGCCGCGGCGATTGAAAGACTTTCACTCGCCATTGAGCGCGGCGAATTGACCTTGCTGGAGGACCACGTGCAACAGGCGGAGTTGCTGGCGTTCGAATCTACCACCACCAGCACCGGCATGGTGCGCTACGCGGCGCCGCTGGGGATGCACGACGACACGGTGATCGCGCTCGCCCTGGCCAACCTGGGGGCGCTGGTGGACCCGACGCCGCCGCGCTCGAGCTACGCGTTCAGCCGATGACGCTCTCGCTCTGCACCATCGCGCGTGACGAGGCACACTTCGTCCGCGGCATGCTCGAGAGCGTGCAGGGTCTGGTCGACGACATCGTCATCGGCATCGACGACCGCACCACCGACGACACGCGCGACATTGCCCAGGCGTATGGCGCGCGCACGTTCGCGTTCACCTGGCAGGACTCGTTCGCCGAGGCGCGCAACTTGAGCATCGCCCGCGCTCGCGGCGACTGGATCCTGGTGCTCGACCCCGACGAGCGTGTGCTGGACGAGGGACGCCAGCGCGTCGCCGAGCAGCTCGCGGATGACATCCCACTCTTCATCGATGGCTTCTTCACGCTGATTGTCGAGACCACGCTCGACGATCAGCCGCTCGCACCGCCCGAGCGCTCGAGCTCGCGCCTGTTCCGCAACTCGCCTGACTTGCGCTACGTGGGTCGCGTCCACGAGGAGGTGCGCTACCTGGTCGAGCCGGCGCGGACGTTCAGCGTCATGCTCGAGGGCGGCCCGCACATCCAGCACTACGGGCTGGCGCCGAGGGTGTGGGCGAGTCGTGACAAGCGCGAACGCGATCGGCGCCTGCTCCACTTGCGCCTGTGCGACAACCCGCGCGATGCGGTGGCGTATTGCTACCTGGCGCTGATGGCGCGCAAGGAGGGGCGACGGATTGCGGCGATGACATTCGCCAAACGCGCGCTCGAGTGCGGCCCGCGCACGCTGCACGAGGACCGGGTGGTGCAGATGGAGCGGTTGCTCGCGTGACGCAGTCGCTGCCGCGCTGGATGTCAGCCTACGTCCAGCCGCAGCGCGCGCCGCAGAAAGCGCCACCACCGCACGGCGCGCTCAAAGTCGAGCGCTACTCCATCCCACTCGAGCTGCGGTATCACCGCGGCTGGGCCTGCTGGCGCTATGAGTTTGAAAACGGGCGGTGGAGCAAGCCGCCGTACAACCCGGACACTGGCGACAAGGCCGAGCCGAGCAACAGCGACACGTGGCTCGATTTCGACACGTGCTATGCCGCGTACCAGAGCGCCGGCGTGCCGCGGCAGGGTGGCCGCCCGTACGACGGCGTGAGCTTCGCGCTGGATATCCGCTGGGGCATCGTCGGCGTCGACCTGGACCACGTGAGCGAGCACCGTATGCCGGCAGACGCGATTGTGCGTGCGTTACAAAGCTACAGCGAGTACAGTCCGAGCGGCGACGGCTATCGTATTTTTCTCAGAGGGCAACTGCCCGAGGGGCGACGCAGGCGGGACTGGGTCGAGATGTACAACCAGCGGCGGTTCCTCACCGTGACGGGCCAGCGATTGCCCGATACGCCTGATCACCTGACCACGTCGCCGCGGCTCTACGTCACCTGGGATTCATACTTGCGCCGTGGCTAGTCCGCCGTCGATCGAGTACCTGCACGAGATGCGCTCGGAACTCGAGGAGCGCTACGGCAAGGACGACCAGCAGATCGACCAGTACCGCGCCCAGCGCGAGATGCGCGTGCCGGCCATGACCGGCGCCGACCCCAAGTACACCCTGGTCAGCGTCGACCCGCGCGATCCCGACGTGTCCGAAGAAGCCTTCCAGCAAACGGCCATGCTGACGCTCGAGCGGCCGAAGCTGAGCCTGAAGGGCGGCGAGTCGGATGTGGCGCAGACCGAAGCCAGCTTGCGCGAGCACTGGACCGAGGAAACGCTCTGGGAGTGCGGCACGCGCACCCCCGGTCAGGACACCATGGTCAGCCTGACCGACGGCGCGCTCAACGACGGCGGCGGGTGGTCGAAGATCCTGTTCATTCCCGACGCCTGGGACAAGCGCTACACGTACCCGCGGCCGTCACCTGGCGAGTCGTACGAGGCGTGGCAGACGTACGACAAGGCGACCGAGGACGTGAAGAAGATCGCCGGCCCGCCGTTCACGTGGGAGTACGTCGACCCGCGCAGCATCTATCCCGACTTCAGCGGCGGGCGCGTCTCGGAAACGCTCGAGGTGACCGATCGTCCCGAGCGGACCACGTTTCGACGGTATCGCTTATCGCGCAACACCGAGGGCGAGATCGTGCCCGAGGAGCTCGGCGAGCCGCAGGCGCCAGGCGGGCGCACCATCCAGCCGACCGCGGTCACGCTGCTCGAGCACTGGGACGAGGAGTGGTGCTCGTGGGCCGTGGCCAGCACCGACTACCACGGCCGCGACACGGGCAAAGTCGTCAAGCAATTCCGCCACGGCTATGGTTTCATTCCCCACGACTTCGCGCCTGGTTTGTGGCAGAACCACTGGCGCAATCGCAAGGTCGGCTGGGGCGTCTCCCAGACCAAACTGTGGTTGGTCCAGTACCGCCAGTATTTGCGCGCGATGCACGCCCAGTACGTCGCGCGGGATTTATTGAGCCCGCTCGTCAATTACGGCGAGACGGGTGCCGCCCCGGTCATCGGCAACGACGGGAAGCCCAGAGACCGCGACCCCGGACCCCTCCCAGGCGAGATCGTGAATCTGGGTCCGGGGCGGCAGTTGCAGCCGATCAGGTATCCCGACGCGGCCACCCTCGAAAAGCACATGCAACTCGTCGACAACGCCATTCGCGAGCTGGAGTCGCCGCGGGTGACCACGCTCGGCGGCATGGAAGGCGCGGGCTTCGCCATCTCCCAGGTGCTGAGTTACTCGCGTACCCGTATCGGACCCATCACCCACAACCTGGAGACGTTGCTCAAACGCCAGACCGAAAAGTTGTGGGACCTTGCCGCCAACAAAGTCCAGGAGAAGATCTGGGTCGGCTACACCGGCGACGGCAACCAGCGTGGCTACATCGGCCTCGACCCCGAGGACTTCAACCGTCCCGTGCGCATCCACTGGGAAGTGCAGCAGGAGTTGCCGACCGACGACCTGATCAAGGCCAGGTATGCCCACGAGCGCTTGCAGGCGGGCACGTGGGGCTCGGACGAGGCGATCGAGTACCTCGGCGACAACCCGGACGAGATCCGTCGCTCCAAAGCGCGCGACCGCATTCGTCAGTCGCCGCAATACCAGCAATGGCTGGACTCGCAGGTGTTCATGTTCGCCGGCCGCGGCGACATCCTGCAGTCGGCGTCCCAGGCCGAACAGATCGCGCAGCAGGGCACGCTGCCCGGTGGCATGGTGACGCCGGCGCCTGGCGTGTTCGAAGGCGGCGCGCCCGGTGCGGGCGGGATCCCGGACCTGGCCGCGCTGGCGCAGGCGCCGAACGGGGCCGGCGTGGCACCGCCACCGGGTCCGCAGGTGATGCAGGGCGCGGCGCAGAACGTCGGCGCGCCGGGTGCGGGTGGGGTCTAGCGGTGTGGCGCCCTGTGGCGCGCGCACTCGCGACATGGCCACGCGCCGACGAGCCAGCCGATGGCGCACACCAGCACGAAGTACCACACGACTGCGAGGCTACCCAGCGCGAGCAGGAGCATTACGGACGGGGTGCGTACGCCCCGCCTGCAGCGAGCTGGTCGCTGAGACTGTGGGACAGGACGGTGGTCTGC